GCTCTCGAACTGCCCCTTAGGTCACTGGTTGGAATCCAGCAGACCAAGGTGCTTTAGAGCAGATGTCCAACGCGCTAATTTTGTCACTCGGCTAACCTGAACACCTGGAATCGGTAAATCGAGGTCACCCTCGACCACCACATCTAGGTTGCGTCCAAGTTGTTCAGTCAACGGCACAAGTGCCGGAGAAAGAACGACAGAGACCAAACTACGCGCTCTCTGGTCGAGAGCGGGCACCAAGTCATTCCTTTCGGATAGACCTGATGCTGTGGCAGCCATACTAAGTCTACTGCTGTAAAGCAGTGACCGTATGATGCCTGTGTAGCCTGTAACCCTATCGCGGGCAACATAATCATTTAGGAGTAGTGGCATGAACGGCGCGAGCCGTACATCCAAGGAGAGTCCTTTCGGATTCCACCCCAGACCACCACATACTTCAGGTAACCCAGCAATGGCCTTAACAACGGTTCGTTGCTTCGGGCGCAGGAGTGGGTAAAGGTAAGGCATGTTCTTTAACAAGTCCAAGAAGGACTCATCAGATACTTGCCTCCACTTAAACTGAGGAATCATCATTTCAGAGGTGTAAACCACTGATCTGAACTCAGCTACCTGTGTCGATTGCAGAGTCTTCGATTCTGCAACGGGACAACCTAAACGAGCGAGCACGTCCCTGTATTGCAAATACAGAGACCGATCTAAGATGACAACATCATCTCCCAGGACGAAAAATTCTCCGTCCCACTCTTTTCCTAACAGCCCCTGAAGAAGGAGGCCATGGGTAAGAGCGAAAGCAGCGAAACTTGGGTATAAACCAAGTGGCTGACCACGGGTCCAGCTAACATAACTGGATAGACCGAACTCAGACAGAACGCCAGAAGGTATACCGTGAGGCAACCGCCAACGTCCTTTAGAGACTCTCGAAAAGAGAGCCACTGATGTGGCATCCGGAAGCAACGCATTCAACGCTACCTCTTGGAGCTCTAAGGGGAAGTAGTCTGTTGCACCTGAAAGGTCAACAGAGAAAACTTCTTTATTCTGAGCTAATGCTTGCAAAAGCGTATTATCAGCTTTACTTTGCTGATAAGTGCAGTCCCAAGGAAGTGTTGGAAGAAGAGAAAACAGCAAAGAACCTAACGGTTCTAGCACTCTTTGGAAAACACGACCGGGATTAGCTACAGCACGAA